GACTACTGTCGAACCGCCCGTGGTTGAACCGCCTTTGGAAGAAGTTGTTGTTGAGGCAAAGAAGCCGGTTGAGCCTGAAATCAGTGTGCCTCCGCCGATTAGTCAGCCTTCTGCGCCAGTTGACACAGTTGCCCCCGAGCCTCCGTTGGAAGAGGTGATTGTTGAGACAACTCGTCCAGTTGAGCCTGAGATTGTTCCGCCTCCGGTTGTCACTTCGCCAACCAGTCCTGTGGATACGGCTTTCCCAGAGGGTCCAGTTGAAGAAGTGGTGGTTGAAACAACTAAACCCACTGAGCCTCCGGTTGTTGCTCCCCCGGTAGTCACTCCGCCTACCAGCCCGGTAGATACAGCGTTCCCTGAAGGTCCGGTTGAAGAAGTGGTGGTTGAGACAACTAAGCCTACTGAGCCTCCGATTGTTACGCCCCCTGTGGTGACTCCTCCGACTGGCCCAGTTGAGCCGCCGTTCCCCGAAGGGCCGGTTGAAGAGGTTGTTGTTGAGACAACGAAGCCGACGCCGGAGAAGCCGATTATTCCGCCTGTTGTGGTGCCAACCACGACTCCAGTAGATATTCCGAAGGAGCCGCCTAAAGTTAATGAGCCAACAAGTCCGACAGATAAGATTAAAGATCTGCTTGCTAAGTATGGCGACTTAGAAACCTTGCTGAAGCTCCTTGGCGCTTTGGGTGCGGCTGGCTCCAAGACAAAGCCTGTAACGACTCCGACCGCTCCAACAGGCGGCATGGGCGGCGCGTTGCCGAAGTACGTCTATACCCGTAAGCAGTTGAGCCCGGACATTGACTACTACACCTACGGCACACGACCAGAAGCCAAGTTCTTTGAAGACACGGTGCAGTTAGAAAAACCAACGCAGCCTGAGTTGCCTCCCGCTAAACCGCCAGAGGAAGATAAGCCCATGGCTGTTGGTGGATTGACCGGTTATGCCGAAGGCGGCTCCAAAGAGTCTCGCTACGTGGATGGTCCCGGCTCGGGTCGCGATGACAAGATCCCGGCTCTACTGAGCGATGGGGAATACGTGATGGATGCAGAAACGCTGGCCCTTTTGGGGGACGGCTCGACCAAAGAGGGTGCTCGGCGCATGGATGAGTTCCGTGCTAATATCCGCAGGCACAAGGGTCGTGCCCTCTCGCGTGGCCAGATTAGTCCGGACGCAAAGTCGCCCGATAAGTACATGGGCGGAGGGTTGGCATAATGGGTGTCTTAGATTTCTTGTTCGAGGGCAGCGCCCCGACTCCAACAACGGGTTCTACCACGACTCAGGTACAACTGCCCGAGTGGTACACCCAGTACACCACCGACATGCTTGGCCGCGCTCAAGGCGTAGCTAATCTTCCGTATGCTCAGTACACAGGACCTCGGATCGCGGGGTTTACCCCTACTGAGACAGGCGGCTTCGAGCTAACCAAGGCAGCGGCAGGCGCTTATAAACCGTTTCTGGGTCAAGCCGGAGAGACGCTAGGCAAAGCCGGTCAGGTCAGCGGTACGGCGGTGGCATCTCCGTTCCTAGGGGCGGCAGCTCAGACCTTCCCCGGTGCCGTTGAGGCATACATGAGTCCCTACACCCAGAACGTGGTCAATCAGATCGCGGAGCAGGGTGTGCGCCAGTTGCAGGAAAAGTATCTCCCGGCTGTGGGCGAGGAGTTCATCAAGGCTGGTCAGTTTGGCGTCGGCCCCGGCTCCAGCCGAATGGGTGAGTTTGGTGCGCGTGCATTGCGCGATGTTCAAGAGAACGTGTTGGCTGAGCAGGCCAAGGCGCTCCAAGCTGGCTACGGTCAGGCTGCGGACATCTTTGGTGCTGATGTGGGCCGCATGGCTCAGTTGGCTGGAACGGCTGGCACTCTTGGAGTTCAGGAGGCGCAGGCTTTGCGCGATCTGGCTTCTCGTTACGGCGAGCTTGGCACAGAGGCTCAGCGTGCTGGCTTGACCGGCGCAGGCGCTGTTACCGGTGTTGGCGAGAAAGAACGTCAAATGCAGCAGGCCAATCTTGAGTTGGCTTATCAAGACTTTCTCAAGCAAGAGCAGTATCCCAAAGAGCAGGTCAAGTTCTTGTCAGACATTGCTTCTGGGGTCCGCCTGCCGCAGACAACGGTTACTCAAACGGTGGAAACTCCGGGTCAGGCGGGTGGTCCGTCTGCAATTGAAAAAGCTATTACTGGCGGACTCGGCGTTAAAGACTTGATTGATTTGGTTAAGAAGTACAAACCAAGCGGCTCTGGCGGATCAGATACAACCGACTATGGTGCGTTAGATGACTATCTGCGCAAGCTGATCGGAGGCCCCTAATCATGGAAGACCAAGACATTTTTGATTACAACTACGAGCTTGGCCTTGATGAAGGCGAAGATACAGCCAACGTTACGGTTGCTGCTGGCGAAAGCGGCCTTGCGTCCATTCCCGCTGTTTCCGACTTTGCCCTGAAAGAATATCAAGAGGCTAAGAAAGCCTACGAACAGTCTTACACGGGAGAGAGCGGCATTCTTTCTCAAATCCAGAAAGCTCGCGATATTTTGCTTTCGCAACCGACACAGAAGAGCCGAGGCGAATATGTTCAGGGGCTTGCTCAGTCACTAACTGCTCCTCGCAAACAAACTGACCCGCGCTTCTTTGAGCAGCGCAATCTGTATACCTTCCTGCGTGACGTAGGAGAGTACGGCGCTGCTGAAGAGAAGGCGCGGAAGGAAGCCGAGCTTAAGCAGAAGCTGGACCTTCTGAAGCTGGATGAGCTTAAGGCCAAGTATGGTCAGGAGATGGCTGCCAAGCGTTACGGCCTTGCGGCTGATCTGCTTCAGAAGCAAAAAGCTTCGGCTACAACTAAGGAAGACGAAATCATTCGGTTGCAAAACATTAGAGCAAAGCTTGATATCTCTGATCCTCAGCAGGCCAAACAATATAATGAGCTGACCAAGCGGATTAACTATCTTGGTGGCGATCGACCGCAGGCTCCGGGCGAAACCAAATTGCCTCCGGGCATTAAAGCAATTGATGAGCAGGTTGGTAAGGATTACGGCAACTGGATTATGGGTGGTGCTTCTGCCGCCTCTAGTCGTATTACGAAGCTGAATAGAGCCATTTCTGATCTTCAAACGAAAAAAGATATCAGCGGTCCAATTGAAGGTTTTGTTGTTGAAAACATGCCATCAGCCGCTTCTGTCTTTTATCCAGAAGCTCAGAACGTCAAAGACGTTATTGAGTCTGTTGTGCAAGAAGATCTTCGCGCAATCTTGGGTGGCCAGTTTGCTCAGCTTGAAGCTAAGGAACTCATTAAGCGCGCTTACAACCCGCGACTTAGTGAAAAACAAAATTTGGCTCGCGTTCAGCTTCTCTTGGCGCAGATTAAGAACGTCACAAATCTTCGTCAGAGCTTGTTTGACTACTTTGCTGAAAACAACACAACTCAGGGCTTTGACTTTAAGAAGCTTGATCCCAACAAGCTGCTGTTGACAGATGAAGACACTAGAAAGCTTGATGCTGGAATGAGCGTTGATGATGTTCTTGCTGGCAAGCCGTTGCCGAAAGCGGGGGATAAGAAAGAACCTGCTGCCGGAGGAGCGCCTGCTGGTGGGGCTGCTTTAACGCCCGCGCAAAAAGCAGCAGCAGAACTTGAGCGTCGCCGCAAAGCCAAGCAAGGGGGCTGATACATGGCTGATATCGACTACAGCAAGCTTTCAGACGAAGAGCTGGAGGCTTTGGCGAGCGGCGATTATTCCAAGCTCTCTGATGCGACATTGCAGATGCTGGCTGGGCAGAAGCCCGCTGCGAAGCCCGCTGGTCCGGCTCCTGCTGAGCGTAAAAGCCGTTTGCCTGAGCTTCCGCGTGATGTGCGCACTCCGACCGACGTTAGCCCCGGTCGCGGTGCGAGCGGCCTGCTTGGCATTCCCGGTGGCTTGCTAGATATTGCGACCGGTATTACGGGCATCTTTGGCGAAAACGCAGCCACTCGTAAGCTTCGTGAGATGGAGCAGCGGCTTTCTGAGCAGGCTCCAGTAAAGGAAACATACGAAGCAGGCAAGATTGTTCCGCAGATTGTTCCTGCTGCCGCCACTGCCAAGCTTGTTTCCAAGATCCCGGTGGCGAGCCGAGCGGCGCAAGTTGCTTTGCAGGCTGCGGGACAGGCCGGTCAGGCTGCTGCGACCACTCCTTCAGCGGTTGAAGGCGAAGAAGATCGCGGCATGTTTGGCCTTGGTCCTCGCGAAACGGCAGCGTTGTTGGAGGGCACGATTGGCTTGGCTGGTGAGGCTGCGGCTCCGCTTGCTCGTCGAGGCGTTGACTTTGCGCGAACTATGCGTGATCGGTTTAGCGACCGTATTACCGGACTACCCACAACTCCGGTGACGGAACAAGAACGCGCTGCTCTAGCCATTTCCCAGCGTCTCAAGCCACGAGCCGACGAGGGCACCCTCTCTGATGTTGCTAAGGCGCAACAAGAGGCTGCTGCTCGCAAGGCTGAGCTTGATGCCATTCGCATCCGTCAAGCAGAGGCCGACGCAGTTCGAGAAAGAGAGCGTCTGGCTTTGCTTGAGCGCAAGAGAGCGGCTGAAGAAGCCGAAGCTAAAGCTCTTGAAACAGTCGAGTTGACTCCGACTCGTGGAAAACAGGAGCTTGGCCAGCGCCTTCGCGATGTAGTGACTTCTGCTCGCAAGAAGTACATAGATGCCCGGAACCAAGCAATTGGCAAGTTTGAATCTGGACAAGAGGTTCCGGCCTTTACTGCCGCTAAAGAGATGGAGGCTGCTGGTGAATTCATTAACAAGACCAAAAAGTTTGAAGATCTTGTTAAGTTTTTGCGCGAGCGCGGTGTTGGTCGAGTTGGTAAGTCGGAGCTTGACCGCGAAGAAATCAAAGCCTTTAGAAACGTACTGCGAGATGTGACCCCCAAGCAGCGCGTGATGGAAGAAGTGGTAGACGAAGCGGGGAATGTTACTAAGCGCCGCGTAAGCGAGCCTGTAGATATTACATTTGAAAAGCTCGTAAAGTTGAGTCGGCGAATTGCGTCTGGAGATCCGGGTGTTGTTGAAACCGGATTTAAGGCAATTACCGGCGATACAAGAAAAGAACTTGTTAGTAAAATTGACAACGTTCTTGAAGACTTCTCTCCCGGCTACTTGGACTACAAGAAAGCTTACGCCGAGACATCGGAGCCGCTTGACTTCTTGAAGGTTAATTCAGTTGGCAAGAAGGCCGCGACATTTCAGAAGTTTAGCCAAGAACAGTTTCAGGCTAATCCTGAGTCTGTGTTGGATGCGCTTCTCAATAATCCTAGCAAGACCAATGCTGACAACCTGCTGAAGTTTGTTGGTAACGAAAACAAGGACGAGATTGAGCAGGTTGTTCTTGAGGCTCTGGTCAACAAGGCTGGTGGAAAGTCCGCTGGCTACACCAAAGTGCTTGAAAAGTACGACGACTTTTTGGATGCGTTCCCGACTGCTAAGGCTCGTTTGCAAGACGAGGCCGGTGTGTTTGAGAAGGCCACGGCTCCGGCTCGCGCTGAGTTTGAAGCGGCGGTTAAGGGGCTTGAGGGGATCAAGCTTGCTAAAGCAGATGCAAAGAACTTAACGCGAATTGCAAACGCAGAGTTCCAGAAGGCAGACAAGATTCGTATTGCCGCTCAGGATCGAGTTAAGTCGCTGAACCAGCTTGATGAAGACACGCTGATTTCTATCAGCGAGGCTGCGAACAAGATCCCATTGGATACCTCGCTCGGTCTTGCGCAGGCTACCGCCTTGGCTGCGGTTGGCTACGGAGCCTCTGAGCTTCTTTTGGATTCTCCGCTGGGTGGATTGCTTGGTATTGCTGGCGGACTTATGCGCCGAAAGCAAGCAAAGAATGCCTTTGCAACTAAGAAGCAAGAAGTCGCCAACAAAATTGAAACCGAGCTTCGTAGAATCATCGCCGATACAAGCGGCGCACGAGCGGCTTCAATTCAAAAACGCATAGACAACGAAGCCTCAATCATGGATTCCCAGCGCCTTGCTAATCAGGCCCTGCGCAACCTTGGGATCAAGCCGGGTACTGGCGCTGTCACTGCTAATACGATCTACAAGGCTTTTGCCACCGATAAGGGGGCCGATGCCGAAAGTGAAGAGCCTTCTGAAGCTGCGGGTGAAGAGGGCTTGGTTCCGGGTCCGGAGGGTGAGCCGGAGTCCGCAGTTGATGGCGAGTCGTATGACATGGACGCCATCATTGCCGACCGGGGCGCTGACGATCTGGCCCCGCTAATCAAGTCGATCTACGAGCAAGAATCCTCTTCTGGCAAGGCTCAGAACCTCGACAAAGAAAACTATGCCGGTGCCAAGGGGCCGATGCAGGTTACTCGCGATACCTTTGACGCCATGCGAAATAAGGGAATGCTTCCTGAGGACTACAGCTTTGACAACGTCTCGCACTTAGCCGAAGCCGGTGTTGTGCTGATTCAGGACCTTGCCAAGCGTTACGGAAACGACCCCCAGAAAATTGCAGCGGCATACTACGGCGGACCTCGTGCTGTAACGGAGCAAGGGATTCGCCGGGATCGCCGTGACCCTAAGAATCCAAAGGCCCCGAGCGTGGGTGAATACGCCGATCAAGTGTTGGCTAGATTGATGCCGACCGCTCAGGCCACGCAAATGGCTGAGGGTGGGTCTGTTTCAATTGACCGTCAAAAAGTTGTAAGCGAAATAAAACAGCACCCATGGTTTAGGGAATATGTAAAAGAGTTTGGCGAAGAGCCAGATCTTTCGGAAAATGCTGACTACGACTACATAACAGCGTGGACTTCTGGCATACGTCCAGAGCGTGATCCGTATGACAAGAACCGTTACCACTGGTCATCAATGACTTCTAGTGGGGCAATGCTCAAAAAGCCGGGTCATCCAACTATGTGGAAAACGCTTTTTATGGAGCATACTGGGAAAAATCCGGACGCCATCGGAATTAAAAGCGAGCAAGAAGCTCAGGCTTACATCAATGCTCAGCGCGTCAAAAAATCTCGCGGCGGATACACACCGCAGGAAGAATTCTTGCTAATGCGGTACGCAAACAGGTAGAGTCAAGCCCATGAAAAAGAAGGACAAGTACGTGCCCGTCCAAATAGAAGACGGCAAGTGGTACAGGGTCCGTGGGTACACGCACTCGGAGTGCTGTGATTGCGCGTTGGTCCACAAGGAAGAGTATCGTCTGGTAGATGGGCACCTAGAATGGCGGGCTTCCCGAGACGATAAAGCGACCAATGCTCGCCGCAAGAAACTTGGGATAAAGGTGCATCGTGCCGCAGAAAGTGACTGACGATGAATTCATTACAGCGTGGAAAAAACTAGGCGGAGCCAAAGCACTATCAGAATACTTCCAGATGAACGTCCGGGCCGTGCGGATGAGACGCAGAACACTTGAGCTTCGATACGGCATCGTTCTGCAATCTGACGAGAAGGGGAAGGGCAAAAGCTGGCGAGCCAAGGTTGGTGATAGCCTGAACGAGTTAGCCGAGAAGCGTTCCCGTAGTTACAAAAACCAGATCGACGAGACACTGCATGATGGCGTCCTGATGATTGCATCCGATGCCCACTACTGGCCGGGTGTCGTGACCAAGGCGCATGAAGCCTTCTGCAAGTTAGCTAAGCAGCTTAGTCCGAAGATGGTCATCTTGAATGGTGACATCCTAGACGGCGCTCGGATCAGCAGACATGCCCGCATCATGTGGGAGAAGCAGCCCGAGTTGAAGGACGAGATCCATGCCGTGCAGGATCGTTGCGCTGAAATCGAACGAGCGGCCAAGGGAGCCAAGCTCCTGCGCACCATAGGCAACCATGACTCCCGATTCGAGAATTACCTCTCAGGCCGCGTCAGCGAGTTTGAAGAGATGGCAGGCATGTCCTTGCTGGACTATTTACCGCGCTGGGAAGCGGGCTGGGCGATCCACCTGAACCGTGAGCAGGACGGGTGGCTCTGCATCCGGCATCGGCCCGTAGCCGGTGGTGTTCACTCGTCGTACAACTCAACCCTCAAAGCCGGTGTCTCGTATGTTCACGGGCACATGCACAAGCTTCAGGTTACGCCGTGGGCGGACTATCGTGGTCGGCGATATGGTGTAGACACCGGGACGCTGGCGGAGCCATACGGTCCGCAGTTCAACTACACTGAAGCCAGTCCGGTCAATTGGGCATCGGGGTTTGCCGTCATTACCTTTGTGGGCGGTAAGATGCTTCAGCCTGAACTGTGCGTCGTTGAACATGGCAAAGCATGGTTCCGTGGTAAGGCGGTCTAAGGGAATTTTACACCCTGCGTGTCCACGCGCTGAGCCTGAAGCGAGTCTATATACGCCGTAACGATGGCTTCGATGAACTCGTCAAACTGAGTCGGCGAGAACTGCAAGAAGTCGTAGACACCGTTGGCTTCGATGAAGTACCCAGCAGCGGCTGCGGCTTCGTTCAGTGCGGTCTGTTCGTTGGGTGATTTGTCGATCATGTAGTTATCCATGCATTTGATTGAGCAGAACTGCGCAGCGGGCTTCTTATGTCCCCGTGGCGGAATATAAAGGAATCCTCTCGCTTGCCTCCGGCAGATCGCGCAGGAACCGAAAACCGATAATCTCCGTGTACTGGCCATTCTTTTGAACTCTTATCTCTGAGGGCTTGAGTAGTGTGCTGCTGGCCTTGATGGCCTCTTCGGTCGTCCTCGGGATGCTGCCGGGGGCCGTCATGCGCTGCGTCCACCACTTGGCAGCTTTGTCTCTTGGGAAGCCCTTGTGCTCAAATAAAACCCACTCCCGATAGACTGCCAAGCCAGAGCGGTACTCAACTCGCATGCTGGTCGGGCTTCCGGGCTTAACGTGTTGTCTGTACGCAACAGCGTTGACCGGTACCCACTTGGCGGGAATCTCGGTGCTCATCACCGGTAGCGTTGTGGCAGTGCGGTCGATATCGACCTTTCGATCTGGCCAGACGTAGCCGCAATCGGGGCACTCCTTCAGCGCCGCAAAGACGATGCTGTCGCACTCTGGGCAGGTCTTAACCGGGGCTTCGCCGTCCTCGGAGGGCTTGCGGGGCTTCTTAGGGTTCACCCGATCCACCGGGCCGTGCCGTGCGACGTTGCCTGCGAAGTCGAGCACGAGGCAGTCCTTCTTGCCGGGAGCGTTACGCATACCCCGCCCCATGATCTGTATATACAACCCGGTTGACTGGGTCGGTCGCAGCATGGCGATTAGGTCCACGGCAGGCGCGTTAAATCCCGTCGTCAGCACGCCCATAGAGGCAAGGCAGCGAATCTGGCCCGCTTTAAAGTCACGGACGATCTGGTCCCGCTCGTGACTCGGGGTGTCGCCGAAGATCGTCGCACAGGTAATCCCGTGCCGTTTTACGATGGCTGCGATGTCTGTAGCGTGCTGAACGCCAGCGCAGAAGATTAGCCAAGACTTGCGCTCAGCGCCGTAGGTGATGATCTCCTTGACCGCAGACTCATTGACATCCGAGTGGTTGACCGCTCGCTCCAACTCCCCGGCTACGAACTCGCCACCTCGGATGCTGACGCCAGACACATCCAGCCGGGTTTTAGGCTCCTTGGACACCAGCTTCGTAAGGTAGCCTTTTTGGACCATCTTCTTCAGACCGGCTTCGTAGGCAATCCCATCGAACAGCGCATTGTCTCCAGTGTGCAACAATCCTGAGTCGAGTCGATATGGCGTGGCCGTCAATCCAATAACGCGCACATGCGGATTCATAATCTTCAGATTGCTCAGAAACTTCTGGTACATCGTGTTCGCCTTGCGCGGAATCAGATGCGCCTCATCGACGAGCACCAGATCCACCTTCACGAACTTAGATGCCTGACCGTGGACTGACTGTATCCCACAGAAGACAATCGACGGCTCGTAGTCACGCTTCTTTAGTCCCGCTGAATTGATTCCAGCCGGGGCCTCGGGCCACATCCCTTTCAACTCATCGTAGTTCTGCTTGATCAGCTCGCGAACGTGCGTGATGACCAGAATCTTAGTGTCTGGCCACTGCGCAAGAACGCGCTTGCAGAACTCGGCGATCACCACGCTCTTACCGGTGCCGGTGGGCAGCACGATCAGCGGGTTACCGTCGTTCTCTTCAAAGTATCTCAGCGTGCTATCGATGGCTTCTTGTTGATATGGTCTGAGTGTAATCACGAGTCAAACTCCGTTCTGGGTAGTTGCGTCATTAAAGCTTCAGCAGCGCGTTTAATCTTTTCGAGTTCACCCATCGACTGCGACATCACCATCGCGTAGCCGTATGAGTCGAGTGCTCGCAGAATCGTTTCGATGTCTTCTCCGGTCAGCAGCAGCGAATCGGGTTCAGCATCGTTTTCAGTTATTTGGCTGTATCTGTCCATACCGATCCATCCCCCAGTTTGTACTCCACCCAGTTAGGTCCTGAGTTTATCTGCTCACCGGGAATCAGGTCGGGTATGAATAGGTGACTATCACAGCCTTTGACTTGCGCCTCCATGCTCAAGTCCTGCTGATGCAACTCGCACTTCCATCCGCCCGTCTTCAACGGTGTGCTGTGCAGACAGGTGCGGCAAGACTTGTTGCGCGGCATGTCGTTCTCGTGGCAGAGGCTGTGAAATGTGCAGTACTTGCACTCGTGCCACGCGGGGTCGGATGAGATCTTGCTGGCTGGCCGTGGCGCAAAGATGATGCGCTTGGCCTTCTCAATAAACTTCTCGGCCTCGGCCTGATCGTACTCGGTGACGACACTGGTGATGTCGCGCACACCAGACGAGGCAGCGGTCAAGTAATGCTTCGGCGCGTTGAAGAAGTGCATGTAGATCTGCGCCTGAGCGTAGTAGATGTAGTCCCAGTTCTTCAGCGCCTGAGACTCGTCCTTCGCTTTGAGCGCCACGAGCTTCTTATACTTGATGTCGTTGATGACTTTGCATTCCCACACGTAGAGCGTGTCGGGATCTTGTAGCAGCCCAGTCAACAGTCCGTCGCAGTTGCCGCGAAAGTGTCCGCCGAGGGTTTCAAAAGAATGCTGAACGCCGGGTTCTTTCTCAGTAGAAAGATTAAGCCCTGCGACCTTGCGGAGCATGTCGGCAACGACTATCTCTCCACGGTGCCCGTCGTTAATGCGGCGCAGGCCAGCAGCTTCGATGAAGCCTCGCTTGACCCAATGAAAGCTCATCCAGAGCTTGCGGTCGCATACGTCGCCAACGGCAGAAGCGCCTAAGTAGCCTCTCGGGCGGTTCTCTTGCTCACCTTCTAAGGCAGCAGCAGCCGCTCGCAGGGTGAGATCTTCAAAGTCTGGAATCTTAGCCATATTAAACCCCACACATGCCTTCGCATTCGTTGTTAAACATATCTACCTGCCCGTGATCCTCGGCAGTAGACAGGTCTACTTGATCCAAGGGAACGCAGGACCGATGCATAAATTGCTGACCCTTCATTCCCGGCTGCTGACGTATAGCCTTATCGACTTCAACTGCGTCAGCCCACGAAACTGGATCTGCTTTAATCAACCGCCACTCGTGATCGTTATGGAACGGGCATCCGATGCAAGATGATTTTGGCGGCAACGGATAGCCTTTCTTTTCCATCCAGCGCAGGCAGTCGTTGCGACTCATAGACTTTTCAATCAACGGCCAGCGGTGCTTCTTCCACGCCTCTTTAGCGGGCTTCATGCGCAACGCTTCGTCGGTGCTAATGCCGATCAGCATTTCACACAAGATTTCTTTAGTTCGCTTTCTCGGAGCTAATCCAACAAGCTCTCGAACCTTACGAGTAATTGGCTGCACTTTGTATTCCATCGTGCACTGGCGTCGAGCCATAGCTTTGTCGCCGTTTGGCATCAGCATGTGCCATGGGATCGCAGCCACCCGCGTACCCACCTGCTTATTGATAGTGGCCTGCCTAAGGTTTCCGTAGGTCACTCTGTAAACAGGGAACGGAAGCTGCTTCTCTAACCAATTAAGCCATTCGTATACGTGGCGAGGCTCCCACTGCGTGTCGGCAAAGATAGCAGCATCCACCGGCTCTATTTCTCCATGCGCAATCATCAACGCCAAGGTTGACGACTGAACGCCAGCGCCTAGTGAAAGAAATCTTTTCATAGCCCCTCCAAGGGGAGGCGCGACACTCGGATGACAGTGGGGTTAGGGCGGGTATCGCGCCCCCGAGTGCCGCGCCTCTTTAGTTACTTCTTATGACGTTCCCACGGCTTCGGAGCAGCGGCGCTCGTAGCAGCGGGGGTCGGAGCGGCAGGGGCCGCAGGAGCAGCTCCATTTGCAGGCAGGTACTTGGCCTGAGCTTCCAAGCTGCCCTGCTTGTTCTCTTTGTGCTTGATGGCAACACGAAGAGGCTTGAAGTGCAGCTTCTCGGAATCATCCGGCGGGAAGTCCATGCCGAGCGCGGTGTAAATCGCGTGGAACTGACGCTGAGCAATCTGCTCGGCCTGCTCGTTGGTGTTCTTGAGATTCAGTCGATCCCAGAACTTGCGACCCGGCGGGCACGGACCACTCAGAACGTCGAACTCCAACTGCAAGTACCAGCCGGTGCCTGCTTTGGTTTCGCGAACTTCCGACTTGATGATCTGCATGGTGTATTCGCCAACAGGCAGGATCTCGGAAACCGGTTGTTCAAGGTTCTTGAAGTTATCAAGGTTCAAATCAAGCTTAGCCATTTTTACTCTCCTACGACGTTGTTCATTGCGGTGCCGAGCGCGTCGGCGAATTTGGTGTAATCAAGCGAAAGCTGATCCGGCAGCGGCCAGCGTGACTTGGCCTGCCAGCCCGGACGCTCTTGGGTGTACAACACGCGGTTGCCGTTACCCACAGCGCGAGTGATTTTTTGGTTGAAGCCAACATCACTCTTGACCGTGCTGTACTGCTGGTTCGCAAACATCAGGATGTCGCACCACTCGCTAATCAAGCTGGCGCTGCCGTGGTGCAGGTCTAGCTGATAGCGGTCATACGGGTCGGCGAGCGGATCGTCGAATCGCTTGACTTGAGTGTGTGCGAGCAGAATTACCTGCATGCCCTTATCGGAGCGCAGGTGATCCAGCCCTTCCAAAATCTGCTTCCAGTAGTCCGCAGCCGCTTTGTAGCCGCGACCGTAGCCGATGGCGTCGATAGTGGCGACGTTGTTATCACGAGCGACACGCTTGTGGACCAGTTGCTCGGCCCAGTCGGCGCTGTCGATGACCACGGTACCGAAGTCGTGGTCTTCCTGCGCCAGCGATCCGATGGCCTCCATGATGTCTTCAAAAGACTGACAGAGCGGGAACGCCGTGACGTTGATGGCGTCGAGGCCCTCTTCAGTCTGGATGAACACCGGGTTCGGCGCTTGTGAGGCGAACGTGGACTTGCCGATACCGTGCGTGCCGTACAGCACGATCCGGGGCGGGCGAGCTACGCCAGTTTTTCTTAAGCTGCTGAGTGATATAGCCATGTGCTATTAAGCTCCTTTGCTGATGGTTACCGCAGTTTTGGCGGGTTTGATGGTGAGCGCCTTAGCGAGCAGCCGATAGATCTGCGGCTCGTTGTTGGCAAGGTACTTCACACCCGTGTCGTCAAGCTCGCGCTTAACCTTCACAGGCTGAAGGGATTCAGGAATCTTGGCAGCGATTGACTGGTCGTACAGATCCCAATCGATCTTACGAATCAGCTTGCCGGTGATGGTGACTTTGTAGTCGCCGACTTCGTGAGTCTGTGCGCCTTCTTCCTTCTGGCCGAGGATGGCGATCAACTCTTCTTCCAACTCGACGCGGCGCTCGTTGGCTTTCTTCTCGGCCTCGCGGGCCTCGAACAGTTCGTTTGCAATTTCAACTTCGGTTCGCATGGTTTTGTCCTTGGGTTAGGGTTTGTGTTTATCGACGGAAGAGATGCTACACCCCCTTGTGACGGATTGCAAGGGGTGGCAAGATGTCACCATGGAAACACGAATTATGTCTCTTGCAGAGTGGCTGGAAGAGAATTGCTTGACTCACGAGGACTTTGCGGTTATGTGCGGTTGCACTCGCGCTGCGGTCACCCGGTGGGCCTCCGGCTCCAGACTCCCTTCGCCCAGGTGGCTGAAGGTAATTGAGCGCAAAACCAAAGGTCAAGTAGTTCTGCGCTATAACTCGTACATGAGCGAGGGAGAGCGGTTACGCTTAGCTCTGCGCAAACAGGGCCTGACTCTGTCGGCTGCTGCAAAGAAGATGCGCATTCATCGCAATACCTTGACGCGGTTTATCCAAGGGCAGTCGGATACGCCGTCAAACATTGTTGAACGGATATACAAGACAGTGGGGGCGACATGGGACAAGTAGTCGATATGGTAATTCACGGGAAGCCGATGCCCAAGGGGCGTCCTAGATTCTCAAAGCGTGGTGGCAAGGTTGTGACTTATACACCGCGTGATACTGAAATTTACGAGATGAACGTGAAGGCGCTCGCACAGGTTGCGATGCTTGGTAAGGATATGTTTGAAGGGCCTGTAAAGGTCACTATCAAAGCGTACTTCGCGCACAAGAAAAAAACGGGGTGGCACATCTCTCGTCCTGACTTGGACAACATCGTCAAGGCGATCATGGATGGGCTGAATGGCGTTGTCTTTAGCGACGACGCAGCGGTAGCACAACTCGTGGCCTCGAAGCAGTACGGCGAGGAACGAGTCGAGGTTCAAATAGAAAATGTCTGAGAATTTGATGGAACAGTATGGTGCGAAGCTCATCGACGGTGGGTATCGCATCATCCCAATTATGCCGGGGACCAAGCGCCCCGGTCGGTACGACAATGGTCGTTGGGCGGATCTTGGACGTTGGACCGAGATTACCTCGCAGCCCTTCCACGCGGACATCTGGTCGAAGTGGCCGGGTTGTGGCATCGGCATTATCACCGGTCAGGTCGTTGCGATTGATATCGATGTGCTCGACCAACAGGTGGCCGTCGAGGTCGGTAACGTCTTCCAGAAGAAGCTTGGCCAGACGGAGCTAATCCGCATCGGTAAGGCTCCGAAGGCGCTGTACCTGTACCGGACGCTGGAGCCGTTTACCAAGATCTCGCTGCACCCGATTGAGGTGCTCGGGGTCGGTCAGCAGTTCGTGGCCTACGCCATCCACCCGGATACCGGCAAGCCCTACGAGTGGCCGCTTGAAGCGCCGCACGAGGTGCCATTAGAGCAGCTTCCGCTCGTGACCCGTGAGCAGGTGCTGGAGGCGGCTGAGGAAGCCTATAAGGTCTTACCGCCGCCCCTGCGTAAGCGGTCGCTCAGCCCGAAGGGGCAGCTTGTGGTGCCCGACAAGGATGCCAAGTCGTCCTACGACGGCCTCGTCGGGACCTATGCCGCCGTCGAGGATGCGCTGCGGTACGTGCCGAATCCGGACCTCTCGTGGGATGACTGGAACCGCATCGGCATGGCGATCTACTGCGCCACCGAAGCCAAGGGGTTTCACATCTTCGATCAGTGGTCGCAGGCTTCTGGTAAGTACAACACCCTCGAAACCCGGCAGCGTTGGGATCACTACAGCAAGTCGCCGCCGACCAAGATCGGTGCTGGGTCGCTGTACTTCCATGCGCAGCAGAACGGGTGGGTACCGCCTCCGTCGCTGAGCCTGAACCCGCAGAAGGCGCGTGCCATTGAGGTGGACCTGAGCTCGCTCAAAGAGGTCAAGAAGTCTTACCCCAAGAGCACTCGCGAGAACTTCCCGCACCAGTGGTTCCAAAGCCCGTCTTTGATTGGCCGCGTGACTCGCTGGATTAACTCGACCGCACAGCAGCCCCAGCCGACCTTTGCGCTGATGAACACGCTGTGCATGTTCGGTGCGCTCTTCGGGCGTCGGTACGCGATGTCGCAACTCAACACTCGCTGCAATCTGTTTTCGATTGCCGTCGCCAAGCCCGGTGCCGGTAAGGATCACAGTCGCCAGCGCGTCAAAGAACTGCTCATCAAAGCGGGCCTGAATCAATTCATCTGCGGCGACCGCTTTAGCTCGGGTGTGGCGATCCTGCGCACGCTGTTCGATTACCCGTCGCGCATCTCGCATCTCGACGAGATGGGCCTGTATCTGCAAAGCATGACCGCGAAAAACGCGGCAGGACACCAGCGCGACATCATCAAAACTCTGCTTGAGGTGTACTCCAGCAGTAGCGGTACCTATCACGGTCAGGAATACGCGGACTCCCGCGACCGGCAGCGTTACGACATCTTGCAGCCCAACTTCAACTTCTTCGGCACCACCACACCGAGAACGCTGATCCCGGCGCTGAACTTTGACATGGTTGATAACGGCACGCTCTCGCGCATTCTGCTAGTGCCTCCGTTTGAGGACTATCCCAACTCGCAGATTCCCGAGATGCAGCCGCCGCCGGATGACATCGTCAAGGACATGCTCGACTCCATGTCGGTCATTCCGCACGGCGCTGGGAACCTCGCGAACATGCAGTCGATCCCCAACTCCGCCGTGGCTCCGATCATCGTTGACTGGGAAGGCGTTGCCTTTGAGCGGTACTCCGAGGTCAAAGATTGGCAGCTTCAGCAGTCTCGCGGTAACGATGCACTCTGGGTGCGCTTCTCTGAGATGGTCATCAAGATCGGAATGATTGAAGCCATCGCTCGCGACCCTTGCGCTCCGGTGCTGACTGGCGAGATCTTCGAGATGTCATACGAGCTTGCGAAGTGGTCGTTCTACTACACCGCCGACTTGCTGTACCGCGAGGTCGCCGAGAACGATATCGAAGCTGCGCACAAGAAGGTCCTGAACCTGATTCGCAACTCGGGCGCTGAAGGTATGAGCGGCACCCAGCTTGCGAAGTCCTGCCAAGGTATGAAGGCTCGTGACCGTAACGAGATTCTTCAGACACTCGTGGAGTCTGGCGACATCTTCGAGGAGGTCGTCAAGAACCCCGGTGCTGGGCGCGAGCGTCGGATCTATCGCACGAGGTACAGGTAAAAAAATGCCCCGGCGGAGCTAAGCTTCGACACCGGGGCCAACTCTCTAGGAGATAGCACGAGCCGATGCTACATCCTAGGGTCTTTGCCTGCAAGCCAGTTGATGTACCACAGGGCCTTCTTGGCCTCCTGCTCCGGGGCGTCCTTGCGCCCCAGCCGCCAGAGGTAGGCCATGGCGCTGCCCTTGCAGTAACCACGGAACTCCTCGGGCGTTAGCGCAGCCCGCAGGGCGTCGATGCATTCGATCTCCCCCTGCTGATAGTGGCTAGGATTTACCGGATCGCCCACGCTTGACTCCTTTCTTCTTGGCCTTTCGCTTGGCGTGGCTGAGCTTTGCCATGCGCTGATAGTGTTCTCTAGGTCTTCGCTTCTTATCTCCTGAAGCAGCGCTTCCACCTCGGCTTCCGATACTTGCCAAATATTCTCTGACTGCATTTTTAACCTCGGGCATTTCTCAATAACTCCAGTTCATTCTTCAAAGTTTTAATCTCCAGCGCCAAAACGCCAGCCTCAAAGTGAAGCCCTGCTTGCCTGATGACAGCAAGTGCCTGCTCAATCTTGACGCCTTGTGAATATTTCCACGGCATCTTTTCCATCTCAGACTTCCATGCGCCCGGAGGCGAAACATTATCTACGGTCATAAATCCTCCCTCACTTTTTCGATGACGTTATCCCAAGGCGCAATCACGTTGTCCCTCGGGTAGATCTTGACACTCGGATACCAGAGGCTCTGATCGCCGTCTTTGTTACCCCAGTACCAGAGCTTGTTGGCATCCATCAGATGTACCGGAACTCCAATGGCACCGGCTACGTGAACCGTGCTGCTGCTGATGGCCACGAGACGATCACAGGCCGCGCATGCTGCTGCCAAACCTTCGATGTCTTTGAGCAGATCGACGCTGCTCGTGAAGATGTTCGTACCGTAAGTCTCGTTGAAGTGATCGACCGCCTTCTTGCTCGAACCATATTGCAGGTTCAGGAACTTGTAGCCGGGTATCTTCAGGATCGGCAGAAGCTGCTCAAGGTTCACGCTCTTATGCGGCCCGATCTTGATGGCGCTGCTGACCCACGAAAGCCCAATGACCTTATCGTCGCCAGTAAAGCCAGCCTCGTCGCGAATTGCTTTAACTCGTGCCGAATCAGGCTTTAGGTATTGACGCGCCGCGTGACGAGCAATGTCATCGACCGATTCGATAAAGCACGAACCAAGGCTCGCAAACGGAATGTGAGCGTCGTAAGAGTCGGAGCGCACTTTGTCGAGGTGCGAGATGAATTCAACGTCCGGCATCGACCGGCTGAAGATACCAATCAGGCGCGGGTCTACCATCGCCGTGACCTTCTCGACACGCTGCTTGAGCGCAGAGAGTAACGAGCCGTAGATCACCTGATCACCGATGCCCTGCTCGCCCCACACCAGAACCGACTTGGCCTCAGAGCCGGGAGTCCACTGCGGCTTTTGCGTCAGTAACGGGCGGCTCTTGAATCGGTCGCTACGCCAGCGGGTGTCATACAGCGGCCAGCCTTCTTTGAACTCGCCCTGTTGGAGCAGAAGCAGCCCCAGTATCCACTGCGCGTTAGCGTGCGTCGGGTCGAGTTTGTTGGCCTCGCGGAAGTTAGCGAGCGCCTCGTTCCACCGCCGCATCTCCCATTGCGATGCCCCTCGCTGAATGTAAGCCAGCAAGTAGTCTGGCTTTAGTTTGAGAGCACGATCAAAGTCTGCAATGCCTTCGTCGTACTTCTGCTGCTCGGCCTTGACGATGCCACGGTTTACAAAGTCGTCCGCATTCAGAGCGCCACGCTTTTCGGCAGCGTCGTAATACTTCTCAGCTCCGGCAAAGTCACGCTGAATCTGTAGCAGTCTGGCCTTGGCGCGGTAGGCGATGATGTCTTTCGGATTGAGCGAGATTGCTACGTTGCAAAGGTCAAGCGCCTCGGCATACTTGCCAGCCTGAAAAGCCTCTTCGATTTTCTTAATCGCCTTCGCGTGTTTGGTGTGCTTGCTCATAGTGTTGATGCCACCGCCATCCATTCTTTGCCGTACTCAACGTGAGTCCAGTCGTCGAACCATGGGCCACCACGGGTCATGTGGACTGCAATCGGATTCGGGCAGTCGTTTTTGGTGTACCAACCTTCTAAGTAGTTATACGCAATCGGAAGGTGCCCGATCACATCGTCGGTTAGCCACTCGAACCTGTGAAGATAACTCGGCGTGGCGATGTTCACAATCTCTGGCGTGAGGCGCTTAACTTGTTCATGCTCGCAGTTAATGAGCATGAAGCTCGACCAGTTCTTGCGGGGGTATGTGTGCTGAGGTTGGTTGTTCATTTTGACCGTTTCGGTCGGCCTGTAATCGTGCGGTACCACGAAGCACGCTTTTGCCCCGTCGGTGTAGTCAAGCAAAGTCGCGATGTCCCCCCGGAAAAGAAAATCGCAGTCGCAAAATACGGCCCAGCCGGTGTACCCCGCGAGGTATGGAGTCAGAAACCGCGTGAGGCTGAACTCCGTAGACGCGAGCGCATCGACCCCACGCCAATAAATACCCTGCTCGCGCAGATCGTTCTGCTTTATGGGGGTGATGTCGAGCGGGATTGACGAGTGCAGTTCGAGTGACTTCTTGGCCACCTGATACGCGATGTCCTCGCGGCTATCCCAGCCGATAAAGACCTTAAGCATTGAGGAACGCCTCCTTACGAGCGGGGCCTTTGTAGTGGAGAATGCGGGGAACGTGTCCCCCAGTAGCACGCTCCGGTAAACAGGCATATTCGCTCTCCTCCATCTCGCCAACGAGGTGCGTATATAGCATGTGCGAATAAACCTTCAGAGCTTCCTGATCGCCGTACCACGAGCGCAGGTTCTGATCCATGAAGCCCATCAGAATCGTCAGGCACTTCCATGCGTGATAGTTGCTCGTGACTGTGGCGCAGCCAAGGTACGGGTACAGCGTGCCAAGCGGGATGTTGTGGTACTTCTTGAAGACACCGCCTCGTTGCTCGCCGTTGAAGCCCGCATCGCGGTCAAACGATCTGCGGCAGAAGATGACCTCTTTGTCTTTGAGCAACGAGGCCGGGTCTACAGGAAGAACGAACAACATGTCGGTGTCGATGTACATGGCAGGGCGAGTCAGTCTCGCCTCAGCAAACGCTCGGGTGCGCCAGTACATGATCTGGTTCACATCGCCCTTGCTGTACTTGTAGTCATCGACGCCCTCGACCTTCGGGGTATCGTCATCGGTGCACATGATGACTTCGGCATCGGGCATCACTTGCTTGAGGCTCTGCACCATCTTCGTCGGGAACGTGACATCCGCTCCCACATGGAAGAAAACGAAGGTGCTCACGGCTGCTCTTCCTCGCGCATCTTCAGCATGGCATCGGCTACCCGGTAGGCATCACGCGCCAGTTCCCAGCGGTTGGTGTGCGTGCCTTCGTGGCCGGAGAGAATCGCTTGCATCGCAAAGACTGCGAACAAATCTCGGGAGGTTAGTTCGAATGCTTGAGGGAGTTCGTTGCTCACAGGTCATCTCCTAGGGGATCTTTGATCATCACAACAGAGGACTCCGCCGGGACTTCGGCGTAGCGGGTAATCAGGCTCGCGGCACGTTGCAGCGTCTGCTCGCGGATTAATACGGCCAGCTTGCAGATGATGTGCGCGTTGCTTCTCTGACCGGCAGGGCCAATCGCATCGAATTCCTTTGCCGTCTTCTCAACAAAGTTCCAGTCAAAATGCTCAAGATCACCCGCTGGGCCGATCTTGCACCAGACTTCCTCGTTCTGAGTTGTCTCCGGTGCGGCTAGGGAATCGAAATCAACTTCGCTTGAAATGGTGTCGCTCATGCTTCCGCCTTTTTGATGACTAACATCTGTGGGTAGTAATGAAACTCATGCAGCCCGTTGCGGGCATCGCAGTTCTGCATGAGGCCGTCGATCATGTGAATCAAGGTCGCTCGGTCGTTCACCGCTGCCGGGGTGAAGTAATGCCGGAATTGATCGGTGTACGCATCGTTATAGGTGCAGCGCAGGTCTTCGATGATGTAATAGCCGCCCGGTCGCACCCAGTTCCAGCAGTTACGAAACATGGCGACGATCTCTTCTGCGATGTGACTCGCGTCGTCGATGAAGATGTCGTACAAGCCGTCAGGCTCCGACATAGTTGCCGGGTCGCCAATCACGATCTCAACCTGATCGCGTATGTCCGCGCAGAGCTTCGCGCAGTCCGGTCGGATGTCGTAGCCGGTAATGTGGCTCGACGGCAAGTAGTGCGCCCACATGCGAAGCGATGCGCCACACGCAACACCGGCCTCGGCTATCTCGAACATGCAGTCTTGCCGTGGCACACCTTCGAGGCGGCACAGATCGTCAATGATCCGCTCGTAGTGCTTGGTGTAGTTGTGCTTGATGCGTCCCTTGTCGGAGCCGTATAGGTCCGCCAGTCCGGTCAGAGACAAATCCTGCGGGTTCACCTCACCAAAGTGCGGCACGTATTCCTCGGGGGCTACGGTATCCAAGTAGCGGCGGACTCCGCCTCGGGCAAATGGGTCGTTCATAGCAGCTCACCTTGCGGGTTAAGCGGGATAGGCTCTTGGCGTGGCATGTAACGTGGCCTTGCGGCTCCATCAACTCGGCCTAGTATCTTGCTACGTCCTGCGCGGGTCATGCTCATGGTTTGGAGCTTGTCAAAGTCGAGGTCGAGCATGTCGCAGATCCAGCGCATGGAGCCTACGTCGGTGCGCCTTGAGAAGATCCAGTTGTAGGCAGAGCCACGCCCCTCGGCGTAGTCGGCGTCCTTGATCGCTTGCCACAGCACCGCTGCCCATAGGCGTCGGACTCCAGAGTCATCTAATTCAGGCTTCATGTGTAGTACCTAATCACCGTATCTAGTGCGGCGATATGCCGCTGAAGCTCCGCAACGTCCTCGTCTTTGTCGTTGCTGAAGATGCCCAACTTGTGCCCCGCCTTGCGGCGTTTGAGATCGCTACGCAAGTGCTTACGAACGGACATCAGATCAGCGCGAACGATGGCGGTTATGCACTCGGATTGCAGTTCAACTTTCATGTCTCACCCCTAGCCCGAATCGCGTTGGCTACCCCTTTAGGACAAACGTCACAGGTCGGCTCGTAGGCTTCTGCTATTTCCGCACACTTCCATGTCACACGCTCCGCAAC